CCAACTTTCAATTCATCAGGAGCCGCTCGATCGCTATTATCGATCCTATCCATTTGATCAGCCTTTCGATTGGCCCATGCCATGCCGGCATCGCCACCCCATAAAGCCCAAGCAATCCGACCGTTCGAAGGATAGCCGTCCTCGCCCTGCCTGAATCCTTGAGCCTGTTTATCCACTTCATGCCGAGCAAAGAAGGAAGTCATCCGCCGAATCGTGTCTGGCGATAGATCAACCTTGTTCTTAATGTCCCGCGCTCTAGCAATCCCGACCTCAGTCCCGCCGCGACCGATTTCCTGCCGCCAAGCAAGGCCGCGTTCCGCTTCCGATACCATTGAATCAGTAGGAACCAGATCGATCTCAGTGCCTTTATACTGTGCCATCTGAGCCGCCTTGAATGCTTGGATTTGTAGGAAGTTTCGAACCAAATGGCTGGAAAGCTGTCTCAATGCCATACTGTTTCGCAAGTTCGCGCTCTGCATCGATTTGAGCAAAGACCTCTTCAACATCTCGACCGTAATGCGAGGCGATGTCCTGCATGGTCGTTATTCCGTTCTGGAGGCCAATGATATGAGCGTTGATTTCCTTCTGCGGATCAACCCAATTCCAGCCGCGAGCGCGATAAATGAGATTATCCGCAAACTTGTCGAATTTCGTTACCGGAATTGTGACCTGATTAGTTGACATTGCCATTGTCAACCATTTGCGAAAGATCGGATCGATGAAATGCTCAATCATAAATTGCTGTAACATTCTGTAATGATCACGATCTTCCATCGTGCCTTGCCGAATTGAAGAATATGAAACGCCTTCAAGATTGTTTGCAAGGCTGACATAAGATACGCCAAGGCCAGAAGCGATCCCGCGAAGAACCGCTTTTTCAAATTCTGCAAACGCTGAAACTGGATGTTGAGGATCAAATGGCGTGAAACTCATGCCTTTTGGCAGTTGTTCAAATGTTCCGGGACTCGCTTCCATGATCGGAGCGTTATAATCTTCCATATCAACGCCAGAATAACCGTCACCATCTGGCGAAGTGAAGAAACCCATCTTTGATGCGGCAGTTCGAGCCGCGACAAGTTCCGCTTCCTCGTAACCGTCAAGCATTTTGAGACGAGTTAAAGCCGTTGCCATCCAAGGAAAGCCACGAGTCTGACCCGATCGATCCGACAGGAAAATATGCAGAATTTCATCCGCAGGAACGCGAATTCGCTTCACTGTCGATGATTTTGAGAATTGTTGATCACCCGGATGTGCCGCCAAAAGCCAGTAAGCAAGAGGCTTTCCGAAGTTATCGATCTCAACACCCATACGGATTTGATTGCCGTTTGGACCGATAGCCATATTATATTCTTCGTCGAGATAGTCGCTTTCAATAAATTGAATTGCAAACCCGAAAGGATTATCCCGCGTCTCGACCATGCGAACGATGCACTCGCCGTCCCGCGCTACGTTCGAAATGAACATCCGCTGGCAATCGAGCCATGACATTTTGCCATCCATAGTCGGAACACCGCGCCGACCCCAATAGTCCCACTGGCGTTCGATGATGGCATTGCCAACCGTGTCTAGCGATTGATCTGAATTTCTGGCGCGAACCTGAATGCGAACGCCTTGATCACCGACCACGTTCGTTTCAATCATCTGCAAATAGCGTTTAGCATAGTCGTTATTGCGAGCAACATCGCGGCACCTGTCACGAACCCTGCGAAGAGCAGGACGGATTTCACTGTCAGCCGAAAGAGTGTTCGCCACAAAATCAGCAAAAAGCCGACCAGTTGCCGCCGCAGTGTATGATCTGCGAGCAAATTTCTTGGTCTGAACCGCTCTTTTTTCACGAAAAAAGTCAAAAAGACCCATATCAGAACCTCACGCGGATCGTCTGGCCTGTCGCCTGACCAAGTTTCTTACGATATTCCCGCTTCTGTTTAACGATTTCGCCCATGTAATAATCGCGCCATTCGGTCAGATCGGTAACTCCCATGCGGGTGAGAGAGCGACCATTGATCGAATAACTTGCAACATCTTGATCTGCTCGGCCTTGTAACCGTCCACATCCCGCGTTCGATGACGATTCGGTTTGTGCCATCACTCATTTCTAACTGCCAGTGATATTCACCAGCCGTGAAACCAGCAGAAGTCGCGCTCGTTACCGTGAATAAGAAGTTTCCATCGGATGCGGTTGAGGAAACTTGAATCTCTGTTGCTGATGCCGCAATCTTGGCAACATAAGTCGCAGTGTATGTCGAAGGCGAATAATCAGGAAAGTTTCTACGCCACAAAAGATAGTCGCCAACCACGATTTCGGTCGGCGTTTCCATTGGTGATTCAGAAACATTGAATAGGTTTGCCATTCATTATCTCCACGAATTGACAAAACCGCTTCGGGGTTTCTGTCGCATCGGCCTTCTGATCGGAGCATTTTGCTCCACAACTTGTAACTCATTTTGAGGAGCGACAATAGCAGAAGCCTTTTCCTGCCTATCAGCAATAGAATTTACGTTCAAATTCAAGATTGCCAATGCCGCCATCGCATAAACTCGACAGTCTAAAGCCTCATTTCGAGGCCGAATTGCCTGAAATACTCTGTGTCATAATGCTCTGGAAAATGGCAATAACCCGCTCCCGCCTGAGTGATCTTGAATCTGGAATAGTGTGTTTCCTTGGCAGTATCGACACCGACCGGAAATAATTTGATCTTTCCGATGTTATTCAGCGATGGTCTTGAGATAAGAGGCTTCGCTTCTCCGCCAACACCCTTGATGGCAAATATCCTTCGGCCTTCGCGCGGTCGAACATAGTTATAAACCGCCATCGTGTGATGACCGCCAGAGTCCACGCAAGCCGCTCTTAAAGGAAGTTCCTTTCCACTTTCGGTTGTCCATGTCTGCGATAAGCTGGCATCAAGATCGGACCAGACTTGGCCGCCAGAAGGATCACCGTAAAAAGTGCGATAGTCCAAAGACCATGATTCATCATTTCTTCCCCATCCTACTATTTCGCATTCTAAACGATCATCTTGAACGTCAACTCCAGCCGTAACGATAACAATGCCATCAGGAAGATTATTCAAATAATCCTCTTTCCGATTGATTAGATCAATATCGTCGATGCGTTCGCCTTGCTCTTCCCATGTCTCGCCAAGGAATGTATTAACCCAAACGCGGAGAGTTGCTGGTTGTTTTCGTGCTTCGATAAATTCTCGAACGCCATCAGCCAACATCATCCAAGGCGAATAAAGAGCGTTCAAATGAAATCCTGCGATGCCGCGAAACTCTCTCTCCGCCTTCCATTCACCTTTGCGTATAACTCTTAATCGAGTTGCGTCATCCCACTGCGAACCGCATTCTTCGCAAGTATAGACAGCCGTTTCAGGTTTATCCTTTTCAAAGTTTACGTTCGACCATTTCAAAGTTTGATAATGACCGCAATCTTCGCAAGGCACATGGTAATATCTTTGATCGCTCTCTTCGAAGGCAATCTCGATGCGTGATGCACCTTTGATTGTAGGCGTAGAAGCCAGAATGAATTTACGGTTCCAGAATGTTACTGATCGCTTCTTTGCGAGCAAAATCGGATCGCCTTCTGATCCTGCCGATACAGGATAACGATCGACTTCGTCGCATAATACAATTCTAATCGGACGCGATGCCAAGTTAGCGGCTGAGTTCGCTCCTGCCATAGTAATATGACCGCCAGAAAAAACTTTATGCAAAGTTGTATTGCCTGAGTCTCTCGATCGAGGATCAGCCACCTTTCCTTGTAGGCATGGCGTATCGCGCAACATTGGTGAAAGACGATCCTTCGACCATGCTTCAGCCATTTGCAAAGTAGGTTGAACAACTAGGATAGGAGACGGGTCTTGATCGATATGATAAGCAACAAGATTATTTATCATCTCAGTCTTACCGATCTGAGCAGATGACATAATCACAACTTCAGAAACGGTCGGATCGGAGATCGCGTTCATGATCCCGCGTTGATATTCAGCCCTTGATGTTTGCCATTGTCCGGGTTCAGAACTTGCCTCTGGCGAAAGCCTTCTGTTTTTATCAGCCCAAT